TACCTGGATCAGGCTAACGCGCAGATGAACTCGGTAGATAACAACTTCATGCGTGAGAGTGACGCTCGTATGCCTCTCTTCAATGAGCGGAAGACGAAGGTTACTTTCGGTAAAGGTATGTAACTTTTAGGAGTCCAAAATGGCTTATCCCACAGTAAGCGCTCCTTACGGCCTAAAGCCTATCAACCGAGTTGATGGCATGCCGTATGCAGGCGCGATTCGCCAGATTCCCATTGCTTCAGGCTACGCAACCGCCATTCTGAATGGCGCGACCGTGAAACTAAGTGGTGGTTATCTTGTTGCTGACACCGCTACCAACAATGCCACTCCCTGTGGTGTTTTGGTTGGTTGCCAGTATGTCAACTCTAGCGGTCAGACCGTGCAGGGCCAGTACTATCCGGCCAGCCAGTCTACTGCTACCAACCCGGCTTATGCCTACGTTGTGGATGATCCGAACGCTTTGTTCAAAGTGGCCGTTGTGTCTTCTGGCACCACGATCACCTATACGGATCGTACGGTTGTCGGTTCTAACCTGCCCCTGGTTCAAAACGGCGGCTCGACCACCACTGGTGACTCGACCATCGGTGTGACCGCAACGGGCGGCGGCACAACCGCTACCATCCCTCTGCGTGTGATTGATGTTGTTCCTGACACCTCGGTTGTCGTTAGCGGTACCACGTACTACTACGAACTGCTGGTCAAGATCAACACGCACCAGTACAACAACACCACTGGCGTGTCTTGATAAGGAGCTAAATCATGGCTATTTCACGCGCACAACTACTTAAAGAACTGCTCCCCGGCTTGAACGCCCTGTTTGGCCTGGAGTACGCCCGTTATGGCGAGGAACATAAAGAGATTTATGAGACCGAAACCTCCGAGCGTTCGTTCGAAGAAGAAACCAAGCTGTCTGGCTTCTCCGCCGCTCCGGTGAAGAACGAAGGCTCTGCCATTGCTTATGACAATGCGCAGGAAGCCTGGACGGCTCGCTACACCCACGAGACCATTGCTATGGGCTTCTCGATCACTGAAGAGGCGATCGAAGATAACCTGTACGACAGTCTGTCCAGCCGCTAAACAAAAGCGCTGGCTCGTGCGATGGCGTACACCAAGCAGGTCAAGGCCGCTAACGTGCTGAACAACGCGTTCAACACTGGCGTTACCTACGGCGACGGCGTTTCCCTGTGTAACACCGCTCACCCGCTGATCTCTGGTGGCACCAACAGCAACCGCCCCACCACTGGCGCTGACCTGAATGAAACGTCGTTGGAAAACGCCGTGATTCAGATCGCCGCTTGGACGGATGAACGCGGTCTGCTGATTGCAGCCAAGCCCAAGAAGCTGGTCGTTCCGCCGGCACTGATGTTCGTGGCTACCCGCCTGCTCGAGACCGAGCTGCGCGTTGGTACGACCGACAACGACATCAACGCCCTGAAGAACAACGGTTCCATCCCCGATGGCTACTGTGTCAACCACTTCTTGACCGACACGAACGCCTGGTTCCTGACCACGGACGTGCCCAACGGCTTGAAGCACTTCGTGCGTACCCCGCTGTCTAATTCAATGGATGGTGATTTCGACACTGGAAACGTTCGCTATAAAGCACGTGAACGTTATTCGTTTGGTGTTTCGGACCCCCTGGGTATCTTCGGAAGCCCTGGTTCGTCCTGAAATTAGTACTAAAAGTACTACTAAGGGGCCCTTCGGGGCCCCTTTTCTTTTTCTGGCTATTTGTGGTACATTACCTGTAACTAAGTCACAGGAGCAATCATGGACACCACAAACTTACCCAAGACCAGGTCAGAGGCTAAAGCTGTTGGAGCTGCGTACTACTTCACAGGGGATCCTTGCAAGCATGGCCACATTGCTCCGCGCAAGACCAAGGGATCCTGCGTCGAGTGCTTGAAGATCGAGTGGGCCAAGGGCAATGAAACCCGGGCGGAGTACTTTCGGCAGTACAACCAGCGGGAGGACATTAAAGAGCGCAAGCATGAGTGGTATCAGGAGAACAAAGAGCAGGTTATGCAGGCTGCTGCTACCCGCCCCGCCGAGCGTCTCCGGGCCTACAGGAATGCGTGGAAAGAAGCCAACAAAGTACAGGTCCGTGCGGATACAAAAGCCCGACGTAGGAAGCATCGTGACGCAACACCGCCTTGGATTAGCAGGCGGCAAAAATCTGATATCCGGCAGCTGTACCAGATTGCCATAACCATGACACAAACTACCGGTGAGCAGTATGTTGTGGACCACATTTACCCGCTTCGCTCAGATGTTGTGTGCGGGCTTCACGTGCCATGGAATTTGAGAGTAGTTACGCGCGAAGAGAACCAGCGTAAATCAAATAGTTTGCCTGATGATTCAGAAGCTATTGCATTTCCGCCCACCTCATGATACAAATAGGCACTCCGGGCTTTCCGGTGTGTCAAACGGTCCCGGCCGACGTCATGCAGATTGGCACACTACAACGCATGAAAGGAACCCATCATGGGAATCGCAACTCATCTTGGCCCGTGGCTTTTGGGTACCAACCGTTATACGACTGGTACTGCCGCCGCCGACACCCGTAACACTGGCGCAACTCAAGTTGTTCAAGTTGACACCATCAACTTTAATGACGCTGACAACAGCAACGCCTTTGTTCTTCCCGCTGGCTCGTTGATTACGAATCTTCGGTTTATTACGACCACCACTTTTGACGCTGCTACTACGATCACGTTGTCCATTGGTGGCACCGCAATCACTGCTGCTTTGACTGTGACCAACCCTGGCGTGTACTCGTTTACTGCCGCCGCTACTGAAGCCGCCGCTGCTCTGTGGGCCAATACTGGCACGACCGACAAGTTTGTAACCTACACGGTTGCACAAGGTGCTTCTACTGCTGGTGTTGGACAGATTGTTGCTGAGTACGTGGTTCGCAACTCTGACGGCACGATGTATCAGTCTGCTGGTCAGGTCTAATTAGTCTCGGGGGCTTCGGCCCCCATTTACAAGGAGATTAGTTATGGCAATGCAAACTGATGTCAAAGGCGTTAGTTGCCCGGCAAGTACGGACACCACTGCGTACAACGGGCGTACCCGTTTGAAGGGCCTGTATTACAGCGCCTCTGCTGCAAGCTCTGTTGCTGTTAAAGACGGCGCAACAACCCTCTTTACGTTCACGATCGCCGCCGCTGACTCTAGCTACGTTATCCTCCCTGGAGAGGGTGCCGTGGTTCAGACCAGCTTGGTGATTACTGTTGGCGCAAACTGCACTGCGGTGGCATTCTATGGCTGAAGAAAAGCGTCCCGTCGATTTGAATGGTCGTAAGTTGATGATTGCTATCCCGGCGTATGACGGGCGAGTAAACATCAAGACGGCTATTGCCTTGGCAAAACTAACGCCCGAGACAAACAAGTTTGGCGTGACGCTTTATATCAGCCACATCTCTGGCTGTTCCCTGATTACCAAGGCTCGCAATGCTTTGGTTGCGGACTTCCTCGAGACGGACGCGAATACCCTGCTGTTTGTAGACTCTGACGTCATCATCACACCTGACGCTGTTCTTCGTTTGCTGGCTGTGAGCCAGGGTAAGGACATTACGGCTGGTGTTTATCCCCGCCGTGGGGCGGACCGTTGTTTCTTTATGGACATCCATACTGACGAAGAGACAAACCAGTTGGTGTTTGACGAAAACGGGATGCTACAGATCCGCCGTATTGGCACTGGGTTCATGATGATCCAGCGGCATGTGTTGGAGACGATGGTCAAGAACCACCCTGAGTGGCGCTACATCAACGATACAAAGAATCGTGATGAGTATGCGATTTTCGACTTTGGGGTTTACAACGGCAAGTATTACGGCGAGGACTATCTGTTCTGCGACCGTGCAACTGCTGAAGGTTTTACCGTGTTTCTGGACCCGACTATCAGCTTGCCGCACGTAGGGACTCAGGAGTTTGAGCGTAACTTTGAAGAAGATGCACTGAAGCCCCTTATTGAAGAATTCTGCACGCCCAAACTGAAAGTCGCATATGGCTAAGACACCTGCATGGCAACGCAAGGAAGGCAAGAATCCCAAGGGCGGACTGAACGCCAAGGGGCGCGCCTCTGCGAAAAAGCAGGGCATGAACTTGAAACCTCCCCAGCCGGAAGGCGGCAAACGCCGAGACTCTTTCTGCGCCCGTATGGAGGGGATGAAGAAGAAGCTCACGTCCGAGAAGACGGCAAAAGACCCGAATTCACGGATTAACAAAAGCCTGCGGGCATGGAATTGTTAAGGACTGATATGCCAAATCCTAAGTACCTAGAGAACCTGAAGCGTTATGGTCCTAAGGCCCGTGACCGTGCTGCTGATCTGGAAGAGATGGCGGCATTGGCCAATGCACGTCCTTCTCGTTCTGACATGCAAGAGTCCAACTTCCGAGCCATTGTTGGCCAGCCTTCAGCTCGTAAAGAATCGGCCCGCCTGGCTCAAGAGGTAAGCGAGCTGGGTGACCAGTACAAGCGTGAAGCTCGTGGAGTTGGGGCCCCTGATGACGATGGAATCATTAGCAAGATTAAGTCTGCTGCCGGCATGAAAAAGGGTGGTAAGGTTGGATCTGCCTCTAAGCGCGCTGACGGTATTGCCCAGCGTGGAAAGACTAAGGGTCGGATGATCTGATCATGGAAATGATGTTGTGGAACGCCTTGCTGACTACATTGCTCGGGTTGCTAGGTTGGAATCTGAAGGAAAAGTCGGAGGAAATATCCCGGCTACAGATTCTGCTGAACCGGACAAGGGAAGAAGTCGCCAAGGAATATGTGACGAAAGTGGATGTCCACCACGACATCAATCGGGTTCTGGACCGGATAGACCGTCTGGAAAGCAAGATTGATACGTTTATCAGGGAGCAAAAAAGTGCCCTCGGTTAGCAAGAAACAACATAACTTCATGGAAGCCGTGGCCCATAACCCGGCATTTGCGAAGAAGGTAGGCGTCCCTCAATCTGTGGGGCAAGAGTTCAGCAAGGCGGACAAAGGCCGCAAATTTTCTAAAGGTGGTGACATGAAAGAGTCCAAAGCAATGATGAAAAAAGAAGTTGGCTTTATGAAAGCCAAGGGCGCACCCAAGTCCATGATCAAACATGAGATGGCCGAGGCGGGCATGAAAAAAGGTGGCTCTGTGTCCCCGTCCAAAATGGGCAAGGTAATGGCCGGTGGTAAGCGTCCGCATGGTGAGCACTCTGTACAGCAGAAAGGCCACACCAAGGGCAAACAGATCACCATGAAGCGCGGCGGGAAGTGCTAAGGAGGCCATCATGGCAACCAAGAAACAAGCTGGTGCTGGTAGGGGATTTGTAAACCCACAGCGCACTGATGAGTCTGATGCTGAATACGTGACGCCCAAACAGCGTTACGACATGGAAAAGCAGATGGAAGAAGAGAAGGCTTCTGCTCAAGCCGAGAAAGCCTATAACAAGGCCACTGGCTATGCTAAAGGCGGCATGACTGCTTCCAAGCGTGCAGATGGTATTGCTCAACGCGGCAAGACCCGTGGCACGATAATCATGTGCGGCGGCGGTTACGCCAAGGGGAAATAACATGATGGCCAGTCGCGGCATGGGGGACATTGCCCCCTCTAAGATGCCCAGCGGAAAGCGTAAAGCTCGCCGGGACAACACTGATTTCACTCAGTATGCCAAGGGTGGTGAGGTCTGGAGCAAGCCGCGTCCTGAAAGCCTGGGTGCTCCCAAGAAGCTAAGCTCTGCCAAGAAGGCAAAAGCTAAGGCTGCGGCCAAAGCTGCTGGTCGGCCCTACCCCAACATGATTGACAATATCCGGGCTGCAATGAAATGAGTTACACGACTGGCACAACCCTATTTAACCTGGACTTCACGGAATTAGCCGAGGAAGCGTGGGAGCGTGCTGGTCGTGAAATGCGTTCCGGTTATGACTTGCGGACTGCCCGCCGGTCTATGAACCTGATGACCATTGAGTGGGCTAACCGTGGTCTGAATATGTGGACGATTGAGGAAGGCAGTATCACGCTAACGCCTGGATTAAACACCTATCCGCTGCCGCTGGATACGATTGACCTGCTAGACCATGTGATTCGTACTGGGGGTAACGTATCTTCCACCCAGGCCGACCTTACCATCTCTCGCATTAGTGTTTCGACCTATGCGACGATCCCAAACAAGCTCACCCAGGCCCGTCCTATTCAGGTGTGGATCCAGCGTCTGTCAGGGGAAACAAATCCAACTACCCTGAAGCTGGATGGGAACATTAACTCAACCGTAACTACGATCAATCTGACATCCACGGTGGGCCTTGCGGCCGCTGGCTACATCAAGCTGGATTCAGAGGTTATCTATTACGGCTACATCGACGGCAACTCGCTGGGCGGGTGTTTCCGGGCTCAGAACAATACGACGGCGGCATCTCATACGGATCAGACTCTGGTCTACGTGCCCCAGTTGCCAGCTGTCACGGTCTGGCCAACCCCGGACAGTTCTACGACCTATCAGTTTGTGTACTGGCGTATGCGTAGGATCCAGGACACTGGAGCTGGTGTGCAGGTTGGTGATGCAAACTTTCGTTTTTTACCTGCCGCCGCCGCTGGTTTGGCGTACTACATCGCTATGAAACAGCCCGAGCTGATGCAACGTGTGGAAATGCTGAAAGCCGCTTACGACGAGCAGTTTGCCCTGGCCGCTGGTGAAGATCATGAGAAAGCGCCGATCCGGTTTGTGCCGCGTCAGCAGTTCATCGGAGGGAGTACTCCGTAATGGGCGAGAGGTTCTCATCCGGCAAATTTGCGATCTCCCAGTGCGATCGCTGTGGCTTTCGTTTCAAATTGAAGCAGCTCAAGTTTGAGGTCATCAAGACCAAGCTGTACCAGTTGAAAGTCTGTCCAGAATGCTGGGATCCAGATCAGCCGCAGTTGCAGCTTGGAATGTACCCAGTTGACGATCCGCAGGCCGTGCGCCAGCCAAGACCGGATACGACGTACTACACTGCTGGATTGGATGCCAATGGGTTCCCATCTGGTGGTTCTCGAGATATTCAGTGGGGATGGGCCCCGGTTGGTGGATCTAGCTTTTTTGATGTCGGTTTAACACCAAACTACTTGGTGGCGACGACAAGTGTTGGTACAGTGTCAGTATCTTAAAGGAGCCAGAAATGGACAAGAAAGACTTGAAACAAGACAAGAAGATGATCGCATCTGCTGTGCATAAGCATGAAGCCAAGATGCATCCTGGCAAGCCCATGACCAAGCTGGCCAAGGGTGGTGTTACCTCTGCGAACATGAAGAAGTACGGACGCAACCTGGCCCGTGCCATGAACCAGAAATCCTCGACCCGTGGAGGTTAATATGGCCAAGTTCAGCAAAAAGATGATGGGTAAAGAAGTTGGCCAGGCCAGCGTCTATGCTGAGCCCCACACCATGAAGGGTAAGGCCGTGAAGATTGAAGAGAACCCTGGCAAGAGCCCCAATCGTAGCAAGCTGGACACGTACAATCTGTCTGTTGGCGCGGTTAGCAAAGCTGCAGGGGATCAGCCGGTCAAGACGGATGGCATCAAGATCCGTGGCACTGGTGCGGCTACCAAAGGTGTGATGGCACGAGGCCCGATGGCCTGAGGTTAATATGACCTACGATGAGCTGGTTACCCAGGTTAATGATTACATCGAGAACTCGTTCCCGACGAGTAACATTGACACCTTCATTAAACAAGCTGAGTCCCGTATATACAACACGGTGCAGCTGGCGTCTTTGCGTAAGAACGTGACGGGTACAGCTACCGTAGGGAATAAGTATCTTCAATGCCCCACTGACTTCCTGTCGGTGTATTCGATTGCCGTTATCTCAGAC